CGCCTTCCAGACCCTCGGGTACGTCCCGACGGCGCGGCAGGAGCTGTTCCACCAGGCCCGGGAGTTCGACGTCCTCTACGGCGGCGCAGCTGGCGGCGGCAAGTCGAAGGCGCTGCTGATGGAGGGCCTGCGGGCGTGCATGAACCACCCCGGCATCCGTGTCGGGGCGTTCCGGCGGACGTTCCCGGAGCTGGAGGAGAGCCTGCTCGCCGAGCTCGCCCAGGTGAACTACGCCAAGGCGCTCGGCGCCCGGTACCAGTCCAACAAGCACGACCTCGTGTTCCCCAACGGGTCGATGCTGATGTTCCGGTACGCGAAGAACCTGCAGGACGCCACGGTCCGTCAGGGTGCCCAGTACCAGCTGCTGCTGTTCGACGAGATGACGCTGTTCCCGCCGGCCGTGGTCAAGTTCCTGCAGTCCCGGCTGCGGTCCGGGTCGACGGTGCCGGTGCTCGGGATCCGCGGCGGCTCCAACCCCGGCGGTGCCGGGCACGGTGTGGTCAAGAAGAAGTACATCGACGCGACCGACAAGGGCGCGAAGGTGATCATCGACAAGCGCAAGCGGTCGGTGAGGTTCATCCAGTCCAAGGCCACGGACAACCCGCACCTCAACGAGGAGTACGTCGACGACCTGGAGGACCTGGACGAGGCGATGCGCGCCGCGTTCCGGGACGGGTCGTGGGACTCCTTCACCGGCCAGGTGTTCACCGAATGGGCCGACGACCGGCACATCGTGCCGCGGTTCGCCATCCCCGAGTCGTGGCGCCGCTACACCGGCACCGACTACGGCTGGTCCGCGCCCTGGGTGGTCCTGTGGGCTGCTCAGGACCAGGACGGCCGGGTCTGGGTCTACCGGGAGATCACCGACACCCAGGTGATCGAGAAGGACCAGGCCAAGCGGATCCGCGCATCCGAGGCCGACGGGGAGAAGATCGGGCAGCGGTTCGCTGACCCGGCGATGTGGGCCAAGACCGGCGAGGCGCAGTCCGTCGCGGACCAGTACGCCTCCGTCGGGGTCCACCTGACCCCCGCCCTGAACGACCGGATCAACGGCAAGCAGCGAGTCCACTCCTACCTGGCCGAAGCTCCCGCGTGCGCGCACCACCGCGCGATGGGCTGGGAAACCTGCCCGGCGCTGCACGTCCTGGAAGGGACGGCCCCGGAGCTGGTCCGCACCCTCCCGACGTTGCCGTACGACCTCAAAAAGATCGAGGACGTCGACACCAACGCGGAGGACCACCACTACGACGCGCTGCGCTACCTGCTGGTGATGCTGGGCTCCGGACCGAGATTCGTGCTGCCCAAGGGCGACGACCGGGTCCCCCTCACCGAGCAGGTCGGCGCTGTCGTCGGCGAGCCCTTCAACGGGTTCGCGTACGTCCCGCCCGCCCACGGCCCAGCCACCACGACGTCCCCCGGCAGCGCGAAGCCCGGCGGGACCGTGGAGAGCCCCTGGTAGCGCGCATTCCGCACCCAGCACCGGGAGGTGATCCATGCCTTCCGTGTGGCCGTTCCGGCGCCGGTCCGGCGAGGTCAGCGAAGCAACCGTCAAGGCCGGCAACGGCTCGGGCGGCGTCCAGATGGTCGCTCGACCGCCGACGGTCACCCGCTCCGGGTACGAGCACGGCATCCCCCGCGGGGGCCTGTCCGAGCACTCCCAGGGGTCGGTGTTCGGCGGCGGCCAAGACCGCCGGTCGCTCATGTCGGAGCTGTACCAGGCGTTCCTGGCGTGCCCGTGGTCCTGGGCGTCCACCAACGCGATCGCCCGCCGCATCACGGCGGGGGACCTGCAGCTGGAATGGGACGCGCAGGACGGCGAGGAGGAGGCCGAGAAGCCGGACAAGCCGGCCGAGGTGCTGGCGCTCGAGCGGCTGCTGCGGTTCTGCAACCCCCGCGAGAACATCCGCCAGCTGATCCGCGGCGTCGTGGCCGACCTGCTCGTGTTCGGTGACGCGTTCCTCGAGGTGTGCTGGATCGGCTCGCAGCCGGTGGCGCTGTTCTCGCTGGACTCCCCGTCGACCATGCCGATCGCGAACGAACACGGCGAGATCACCGGCTACGTGCAGGTGACCGAGGCTGGGCAGCGCGCGGAGTTCGAGCCGCGGGACGTCATCCACATCTCCCTGGACTCGCCGCGTAGCGGGGTGTTCGGGGTGTCCCCGACGTTCGCGGCGCTCCTGCCGATCACCAGCTGGCTGTTCACGGCCGCGGTGTTGAAGGAGACGTTCCGCAAGGGGAACCCGCCGAACATCCACGTCGACCTGCCCGCCGCGCTGCAGGAGACCGAGGTGGAGCTGTGGGTCGACAAGTACATGACCCTCAACATCGGGCCGAAGAACATCGGCCGCCCGATCGTCACCCAGGGCGGCGGCGTGGTGAAGGAGCTCCGCGAGAACAGCATCGCGGAGCTGCTGCAGGTGCTCGACCAGAAGCGCGACGAGATCCTGGCGACCTACGGTGTCCCGCCGGCGAAGGTCGGCGTGATCGAGTCCGGCAACATCGGCGGCGGCACCGGGGAGTCGCAGGACAAGACGTTCGACGTCACCACCTGCGACCCGATCTCCGCGCTGATCCTGGACGCCCTGGACTACTCGCTGGTCCAGGAGGGGTTCGGCATCACCGGGTGGAAGCTCGGGTTCGGTGACATCGACTGGCGTGACTCCGACGTGGTGGAGAACATCCGGGAGAAGCGCCTGCACAACGGTGCCTGGTCGCTGAACCGGTACCGCTCGGACATCGGGGAGCCGACCACCGACGGCGGCGACGAACCGATGATCATGCTGACCTCCGGGTCGCTGGTCCGCGTCAAGGACATCGACACCTCCGCGAAGGCGGAGATCGCCGCGCAGCTGCGCGGCGCGGACCTGGAGATCACGAAGCTCGGCGACGAGGACACCCCGATGGAGCTGGGGATCAAGGAACCCGAGCCCGTCCCGGACACCCTCGGCCCGTACGCCCCCGGCGGCGCGGGCCGGGCAGGCACCCAGGCCGCCGCGTCGGCGGCCCGTGCGCCCGGCCAGCAGCCCGCACCCGGCGCCCCGGCCGGTCCGCCCACCCCTGGGAGGCCCCCGGCGCCACGCAGCCCGCAGGCGCCGCCGAAGTCCAACGGGCAGGCCCGGTCGGACAACAAGCGGCAGGACGTGCCGAAGGGCAAGACGAGGGAGAGCGTCACCGAAGCTGACGAGGTGGCGGCGCCGGACCCTCACCGTGGCCTGGTTGGGACCACGACCAGGCCATAGCCGCCGAGGCTGCACTGCTGGCGGCCGCCGCGATGGCCGCCGCTGTCCCACCGGACGCTCTCGCGCAGGCGTGGAGCCAGGGCGGGTACGGCGACCCGGCGATGTGGCTGCAGGAACGCACCAACACCGCCGCCGACGCCGCGCAGGCCCTCGCGGTCGCGCTGGCCCTGGCGATGCTGCTGGCGTTCCTGCTGGGCGTCGCCTCCGCGATGGCGGTGCTGTCCGGCGAGCCGATCGACACGTCGTGGCGGGACTACGACGAGGCGCAGCTACGGCGCCTGATCGGGAAGCTCGGGCACGCCGACGACCTGGACCGCGCCGTCAAGGCCGCCCAGATGCGCATCACCAAGGAGGTGCGCGCCCGCGTCGCGAAGCTCGCGCCCGTCCTGGACGCAGCCCGCACCGAGGAGATCACCGCCGAGGAGCTGGCCCAGCGGATCCGCGAAACGCTGGAGTACCAGGTGTGGGCGGACGTCACCGTCATCACCGAGGTGACCCGTATCCAGGCCGACGCCGCGGCCGCGGTCTACCGCAACGCCGGCGTGACGTCGTGGGTGTGGCTGGACTCCGAGGACGACCGGGTGTGCGGCACCTGCGGCGGTAACTCCGCCGCCGGCCCGGTGCCCTTCGGGCAGCCGTTCCCGTCCGGGGACGTCGCACCGCCCGGGCATCCCCGCTGCCGCTGCGCTGTGGCCCCGGCATGACCGACGACGAGCCGGACGAGCTCGACGTCGACGAGCAGGACCCCTCCCCCACCCCGGCTGGTCCGCTGACCGCGGACCAGCTGGCACCGCTCCTGACGAAACGGATCGCCTGATGTTCCACGGCTCGCCCCCGCGCCAGCCCCGTTCCCAGCCCGAGCAGGTGCGCCGCACTCAGGCCACCCGCCCCGATCTGTGGCCCACGTTCCTGCAGCCCGCAGACCTGCCGCCGCTCCCCCAGCGGTGGGAGGACCTGGAGGACGAGCTGGACGGCCTCCTCGAGTCGGCGATGGACGACGTCCTTCTGCCGGCATGAGGGCGCCGCGGGCCCGTATCCGCAAGGTCGGGCCCCGGTGGATCTGGGACTGCTTCCGCTGCCAGGCAGGCGAGCCGCGTCGGGCGTGGGCGGACGCCATGACGGAGGCGCACGAGCACCTGCGCACGCACCGCACCTTCGGATTCCAGGGAGGTCAACGATGACCACGACGAGCCCCAGGCGGTGCCTGTGCGGGCACGGCCCCGGCGCGCACGAGCACTACCGCGGCGGCACCGACTGCGCCTGGTGCGGCTGCCCTCGGTGGCGCACCCGCGTGCCGCTGGGCGGGTGGCTGTTCCTGCTCTCGGCGCTGTGGGCCTACAGCCGCAAGCCGAAGCCCTACCGGTCCCCGCTGCTGTGACGCCGCGGTGGCTGCCGGGCGTGCTGCTCGCGGCTGCCCTGGCGTTCGTGGCCGCCCTGATCGTCTGGGGCGGCCGGCGCGACGTCGT